CCGCTGCCGATCAGGTGATCGCCACCGCGCTCGCCATCCGCGCCGAAGCGCGCATGATTCAACGGGAGTATCGTCAATGAGCCGCGGTGCCGCCGCACGTTGCCCCTATTGCAAGTCGCCGGGGCGCATCCGCAGCAGCGAGGAAGTCTCGCTTCTGCATCGCGACGTATATTTCGACTGCACCAGCGATCGCTGCGGCCACCGCTGGAAGGCGCAGCTCAGCTTTGTGCATAGCATCGCCACGCCGGTGGAGCAGGGGAGCGACGTCCATCTGCCAGTGACCCCGGAACGCTACCGCCGGGCGCGCCGCGACGGGGAGCCGCCTCCCACGCCCGTACCCGCCTGATCTGAACCAATCCGCATGACCCGACAGACCGCGCGCCGAACCCCGCTTTCGGCGGCGCCACCCCTTTGCCTGAGAAAGCCGCCCTTCCTTCATGAGCAACGCCCTCGCCCAAGAACTGGACCGCGCCCTGCAGCGGGAGTTCGCCTTCCGGCGCGAGGGCGAGTGGTATCGCAAGGGTAAATGCCCGGAATGCCACAAGAAGGAGCTGTACGTTCACGCTGAAAAGCCGTTCGTGCTCAAATGCGGCCGCCTCAACCGCTGCGGCTATGAGAAGTCGGTAAAATCCTATTTCCCCGAGATTTTCGACGACTGGTCGAAGCGGTTCAAGGCGACCGAGGCCGATCCGAACGCCGCCGCCGATGCCTTCCTGCAGCATGGGCGCAAGCTCGATCTGACCGGCATGCGCGGCTGCTACAGCCAAGAATATTACAAGGATCCCGAGCGCAACATCGGCACCGCCACTGTGCGCTTTCCGTTACCCGGCGGGACGTGGTGGGAACGGCTGATCGACCAGCCGGGCCGCTTCGAAATGAAGGCCCGCTTCCAGCCGAAGCGCGCCGCCGGCGGGAAATCCTACAAGGGCTATTGCTGGGCGCCGCCCGCGCTGACGATCGAGAAGCAGGCCGCGGCCGAGCGGATCCTGATCGCCGAGGGAATCTTCAACGCGTGGGCGCTGACCATGGCGGGGCATGCCGCCGTGTCGGCGATGACGGTCAACAACTGGCCCGAGCATTGGCTGCAGGAATTGCGCCTCGCGATCGCGAACGGCCCGACCCCGAACCATCGGCCCGAACTGGTCTTCGCGTTCGACGTCGGCGCCGCCGGCGTCAAATGGTCGCGCGATTTCGTCAAGCGCGCCGAGGAAGAGGGCTGGCCCGCGACGGCCTGTCAGGCCAGCCTGGTCGAAGGCGATGCGAAGGATTGGAACGACCTTCTCGAGCTGGGGCGCCTGACGCCCTCCGACTTCGACGAATATTTCTGGAATGGCCGCGTCACCATCGCATCGAGCGCGCTGGAAAAGGCCTGCCTCATTCATGAGCGCAAGCATTGGAACGGGTTCAGCTTCTCTTTCGACAATCGCATGTGGTGGGCGAGCTTTAATCAGGCCCGCATCGCCGAGGTGAGGCTCAAGGAGGGTTTGACCGAGAAAGCCGCAATCCGCGCTTGCGCAGAGGTCGATGAAATCGCGAACTGCGCCTTTCGTACGCTCTACCGCGAGCGCGACGACGTTATCGACGATACCGCCTATTATCTCCGCGTCGATTTCCCCGGCAAGACGCCCACCGCCAAGGGGCGCTTCTCGGCCGCGCAGCTCACCGCCGCACCCGAATTCAAGAAGCGCCTGTTCGCCTTCGGCGGCATGTTCACCGGATCGACGGGCCAGCTCGACCGCCTGATGCAGATCCAGACGCGCGACCTCAAGACGGTCGAGCCGATCGACTTCACCGGTTACAGCAAGGCGCATGGCGCGTGGATCCTCGGCGATATCGCCGTTCGCGGCGGGCGCGTCCACGATCTGAATGCCGAGGATTACTTTGATTTCGGCAAGGTCGCGGTGAAGCTGCGCTCGCCTGAGCGCCTGCTCGACATCAGCTATGATCGCGACACCTTCAATATCGACTGGCTCCCGAAGCTTTGGGCGGCATATGGCGCCAAGGGACTGATCGCGCTCACCTTCTGGCAGATCTCGCTTTTCGCCGAACAGATCCGCGAAGCGCACAAGAGCCTCGCCTTCCTCCAGATCATCGGAGAACCCGGATCGGGCAAATCGACCCTGCTGGAATTCCTCTGGCGGCTCTATGGCCGCGATTCCTACGAAGGCTTCGACCCTACCAAGGCGACGTCGGCCGCGATCGCGCGCAATCTCGGCAAGGTCGGCAATCTGCCCGTGGTGCTGATCGAGGGCGACCGCGACGAAAGCACGCCGCACAGCAAGCGCTTCGAATGGGACGAGTTGAAAACCGCCTATAACGGTCGCGCGGTTCGCTCGCGCGGCGTTCGATCGGGCGGGATGGAAACCTATGACCCGCCCTTCCGCGGCGCGGTCGTCATCGCGCAGAATTTCGCGGTGAAGGCGTCGGCGGCGCTGCTCGAACGCCTCATGAGCCTGACCATCAACAAGGAAGGGTGGAGTCCCGATACCAAGGTCGCGGCCGAGGCGATCGAAAGCTGGCCGACCGATACGCTGTCGGGCTTCATCATCCACATCATCCGGCAGGAAGAAGCGTGGCTCGCCGCCTTCTTCGCCGCATACAAGAAACACGAAAAGGCGCTGCCCGAAGCCAGCGGCGTCAGCCACCAGCGCCTGGTCAAGAACCACGCCCAGCTCGCCGCCGGCCTCGACGCCCTCGCGACCGTGATTTCAATTCCCGACGACGTGCGCGAGCGCGGACATGAATTCATCCGCGGGATGATCCGCGAGCGGCATCAGGCGATCAGCGCCGACCACCCGCACGTCGCGAAATTTTGGGAACTGTTCGACTGGTTCGAGGCCAACGAGGTCGTTCAGACGAACCCGATCAATCTGCACAGCAAGGCCGACAAGCTTATCGCCGTCAGCCTTCCGATGTTCGAGGAGCGGTGCCGCCAGCGCGGCATTCAGGCGCCGCCGATGGACGATCTCAAGCAGCTCCTCCGCTCCTCGAAATCCCGCCGCTTCCTCGCGGCCAAGAACGTGAAAACCCGCCTCGAAAACAAGGTCATCCACTGCTGGGTCTTCGCCCAGCCGGAGGGCCGCGACGACGTCATGGAGGATTGAAAATGAAGCCCTTCCACCCCGCCATTTACATCTGCGTCGATTGCCATGTCGAACATTATGGCGATCGGCAGAACCTGCCTCTCGGCTGGATCCGCTGCGCCGCCCCGAACGGCCATGATGCGGTGCGCTGCGGCAACTGCGCCGATCAGATCGCACAGCGCCATGCCAGCGCCGGCGCGCCCCAATCCCTCGATCGCCCCACCGCCGGCATGGCGATCGGCATCCTCGCCGCCCGCTTCACCGGCGCCCTGATGCGCGCCAGCGAATTGCCCCGCCGGGAGGCGCGCCGGTGAGCGGGCAGCGCATCTTCTGCGCCAAATGCGACGCCCCCGGCCTCATGGACGGCGACCTGCTGCCCGCGGGCTGGGAGCGCCACACCAGCGGCATGACCAAGGCCCCGCTCACCGTCTGCGGCGGCTGTGTTGAAGGATCGCGCGGCCAGACGATCCGCTCGGGCGACGCCGGCGCGACCGATGACCAGCTCCGCCTTTTCATCGAGCGCATCGAGCGGCTCGAAGAGGAAGAAAAGGGCATCAAGGACGACAAGCGCGACGTCTACCTCGAAGCCAAATCGCAGGGTTACGACCCGAAAATCATGCGCGAAGTCGTCAAGCTTCGCCGCATGAGCCCGCACGATCGCGCCGAACGCGACGCGATCCTCGACGTCTACCGCTCCGCCATCGGTCTCACCTGATCCCAGCAGCAAGGGAGGATCCCGCATGTCCAAACCCGAATTCAACCACGCCACCTTCGTCGAGCAGCGCCTCTGCGAAACGGTCAAGCATTGCCTCGGCCTGCGTGTGTCGCACGTCGATCTGACGCACCGCCTAGTCGATGATCTGTGCTGCGACAGCATCGACCATGTCGAAATCGTCATGAAGGTCGAAGACCGCTTCGGAATCGAAATCAGCGACGACGAAGCCGCCGAATGCCGCACGGTAGCCGACTACAGCGTTTTGGTCCGTCGCAAGCTGATGACCGCCTACCCGGCGGCGGGAGGTGCCCAATGCGCCGCCTCCTGACCCTGTTCCCGATCAGCGCGGCCGAGGCCGACCGCGCAGCCGCCGCGATCCGCTCGCTTTTTGATTGGCCCGACATCCTCGCGGCGATGGCCTATGCGGCATTCTTCGTGATTGGATTACCCGCTGCGCTGCTTTTCTTCAGCGTGATCGGCGGTGTTCTGTGAACCGCCGGCACCGCCCCTTCGACATCGTCTACGACATAGGCGGAACGTGGATTGTCAGCCGAACTGGCCGCTATCGCCGCTGGTCGCCGAAAATGCTTCACGGACTTGAACGCCTCCGTCGGCGTCGGCCGACTGACGACAGGATCTTCGCGATATGAGCCGCCGTCTCTCCGACGTCGAGCTGCGCGAGAAGATCGCAGCCTTCGAGCTGATCAACCGCGATCGCACCCTCACCAATGACGAAGCCGACCAGCTTTGGCGCCTCGTCCATATCGAAACCTGCCGCATCAAGGCCCGTCGCCGCTCGATCGAGCGCAATCAGGCGCGCCTGTCGGCTCTCACCGAAGGAATGGCCGCATGACCGACAATCAGGTCTTCATTATCGCGACGATCCTGTGCGTTTTGCTCGGGACGCAGATCCTGCAACTCTACTGGATCCATCGCATCCGCCGCCGCGTCCGCCGCTACCTGCGGAGGGACGCGTGAGCACCCCGCTGCCCGACTTTCCCGTCGACCAGGTGCTTAGCCCAGCGCTGGTCGAGATCATGCACGAACTGATGCGCGAACGCGCTCGCTCGGTCATGGTCTTCGGCCACGACGCCGCGGCCGACGACGCCCTGCCGCTCAACAGCATCGGCCAGAAGGCGACCTACTTCCTCCAGATCGCCACCGAGCGCGCCGAAGGCCCCGACGAACGCCGCATCCTGCCCGCTGCCCGCAAAAAGGCCGTGCAGGGCATCATGGTCGCCATCGCCTTCATCGACGCCATCGACCGCGAAATCGCGCGGGGAAGTGCGGGCAGGGCATGAGTGGAGAGCTTTCCTCCGCAATCAGTCGCCACCCGTGGGATTGGTACGTCGAAGAGCGCTGGGTGACGCATCGGCTCGCGGATTTCCTGCCGCTCGACGAGGGCGTGACCTACCTCGATCCCTGTTGTGGATCCGGCAATATCGTCGAAGCTCTCGCAGAGCGCGGCCATCAGGCATTCGGAACCGACCTCTTCGAGCGCTATGAGGGCTCGCGCTTCCTCGGAATTCACGACTGGATGGGCGAGCAGCGGCATTTGCTCGAAGCGAGTGACGCACTGTCGATATTCTTCAACCCGCCCTACAGCCGCCAGAACGGCGCGCTCGTGCGTGGACTAGCCGAAAAGTGCATCCGGCGCGCGATCGAGGTCGCAACGCACAAGGTAGCGGCGCTGCTGCCGGTTAAGTGGCTTGCCAGCAAAGGCCGCTACAAACTGTTCGAGCAGGATCATCGGCCGAGCGGCATCTATATCCTCTGCGAACGCCCGTCGATGCCGCCGGGCGACGTGATCGAGCGACTCGGCAAGCGCGCTCACGACGGCGGCAAGGTCGATTTCATGTGGGTTATTTGGGATCTGCAGGCCGAGCCGCTTCCCCATGCGCCCACCTTCTGGATCCCGCCGCGCGCGCCTGGTCGCAGCGAAGCTGTGAAGCTGGAGAGGGCGGCGTAGTTGACCCGGCTCCTGACGATTGAGGAAACCGCGTCCGAGCTGCAGATCTCGGTCCCCACGCTGCGCCGTTTGCGCGCAGCGGGGAAAATCGGTTACGTCAGGCTCGACGGCCGCAAGATTCGACACACGCCCGATGATATCGCCGACTATATCGCTCGCCAGCATGTCGCCGCTCGCAATCAGGAATTGTCACCATGCCCCGCCCCATCCCGAAGAAAGGATCGCCGCACTGGCACTATGACTTCGTCCGTGGCGGTCGTCGGTTTCATGGCTCGACGGGAACGGACAACAAGCGGCTAGCGCAGCAGATCATCGACCATCGGTTGCAAGGAGCGCTCTTGCCGGCGCGAACCCGTCCGCCGATCACGCTCGACGATGCAGCAGGCTTCTATGAAGACTATGCGTCGGCCCTGCCGAGCTGGAAAACTACCGAATACATTCTCGCAGCATTGGTGTCCGGCCTCGGCGGTGGACGCCTGCTGTCTGAAATCAATCAGCGCATGCTGATCGACCATTTCGCGGCGCGGCGGATTCGCGCCAATGGCAAGCTGCGCGCCAACAGCAGCGTGAACCGCGAGATCGAGGTTGCGAGCGCGGTCTGGCACCGGGCCGACAAGGCGAAATATGACATCGGCGACATGCCGGATTGGAACGCCCTGCGGTTCAAAGTGGCGGGAACACGGTGGCGCTTGCTCGGCGCTGGCGAACAACAGGACGCCTATCTCGCCGCCGTCCGTGCCGATGTCCGCCCCGCGTTCGAGTTTCTGCTGCTATCCGGCTGGCGGCGCAGCGAGGTGATCGACCTAGGATGGAATGACCTTGATCTGCCGAACCGCACCGCATGGACGCGCGTGAAGGGCGGGGCGATGGTCGAGCGGCCGCTAACGCAGGCGATGCTACTGATTATCGCCAATCAGCCCAAGGTCGGGCCGAAGGTCTTCACCTATGTTTGCCAGCGCGCGACGGCCAGCGGTCGCCGCGATCGCGCCCAGCGCCGGCAGGGCGAACGCTATCCGGTCAGCCCCAGCGTGATGCGCGAAGTCCATGACGACGCCCGCAAGGCGATCGAGGTGCCGGATCTGCGCCTGCATGATTTGCGACACACCCGCGCGACGCGGATCCTGCGCAACACCGGCGACCTCGCCCTGACCAAGCGCGCGCTCGCCCACCGCAACATCGCCACCACGCTGAAATATGCC